CCGTCCACGAGTACCTGGCGTGGAACTGCGACGCGCTGGTCGTGGAGATGAATACCGGCGGCGAGATGGTGACGACGCTGGTGGAGACGGTCGCTCAGGAGATGGGCGTCAGCGTCTACATCAAGCCCGTCCGCGCAAAAGAACAGAAAAGCAAGCGGGCCGAGCCCGTGTCAGCGCTCGCTGAGACGGGGCGCATCGAGTTCGTCGGTGAGCATCCGACGCTAGAAAAGCAACTGACGACATTCACGGGGCGCCCTGACAGGCGCGACGACCGCGTGGACGCCATGAACTGGGGCGTCCATGAGTTGGTGTTCGCTGACCAGTTCTTCGCTGTTTTCTAAGGAGAGGCCATGAGCTGGTGGGACAACGTCAAGGATGCGTTCGGTGGGAAGCAGCGGCCAGGCACGGGCCTCGAGGTGTCCCGCTGGGTGAGTGCGCCGCCGCGCCGCGGAACGTCGGAGTTGCTGCGCGCCTACAAGGAGATGCCATGGTTGCGGACCGTCGTGGACGTGGTGGCCGACAACGTGGCGAACGCGCAGTGGCGCGTCTTTCGCCGCGTTACCACTGACGGCCGCCGGGACTTCACGCTTCGGACTGCCAGCAAGGCCGCCCGCGCTGCGCGCATCCGCGCCCTTACGCAGTCCGGCGAAATGGTCGAGGTGCCAGACCATCCGTTGCTCTCGCTGCTGACTGACCCCAGCGACCACCTGTCGGGCCGCGCCGTGCTGAAGCTGTCCCAGGTGCATCTCGACCTAGTGGGAGAGGCCTTCTGGGTGCTGGACCGCGTGGCCGGCGTCATCGTCGGCGCGTGGCCGGTGCCGCCTAACGCCGTCATTGCGCTGCCGGACCTCTCGGCGCCAAGGGAGGAGCGCGTCTATCAGGTGAACATTGGCGGCACGGCGCGGAGGATTCCGGCCGCCGACGTGGTGGCGCTTCGGACGCTGGACCCTGACGACCCCCTGGGACGCGGCATCGGTCCGGCCTTTGCGCTCGGTGACGAACTGGACGCGGACGAGTACGCGGCTCGCTATACGAAAAACTACTTTTTCAACAGCACGCTACCGGCCGCCGTCGTGTCCATCGACGGGCTGAACGATGCCAACGCGGCGCCCGTGCGCGCCTTCAAGGAGAGCCTCGAGCGGGAACACAAGGGGCCGGACCGCGCCGGCAAGCTGCTCGTTACGGGTGGCAAGACGACGTTCGCCCGGCTAGACACGTCTCTCAAGGACATGCAGTTCGTCGAGCTGCGGCGCTTCCTGATGGAGTTCGTGCGGATGACGTACCGCGTGCCGCCCGAGATTGTGGGCGACATCAGCAACAGCAACCGCGCTACGGCGTTCGCCGCGCGCGAGCTTCTCGCCGAACAGGCCGTTTTGCCGCGGCTCGAGTTCCTGCGGACGGAGCTCCAGGCGCGGCTGGCGCCTCAGTTCGGGCCGGACGTGGTGCTTGACTACGACTCACCTGTCCCTGCGGACCGCGAGCATCAGCTCAAGGTGATGAGCCGCATGCCCGAGGCCTTTTCGTACGACGAGTGGAGAGAGCTTGCCGGCCTGCGGCCTGACGCTGACCGCCAGGGCTACCCGTTGCCGATGCCTGGGCAGGTGGAGACGCAGCCTGCCGGCGAGACGCCAGCGCAGGAGCCCAAGGCTGCCAGCGGTGAGCCGTGGCAGCGCGAGCCACAACCAAAACGCGCCCCCATTTAGGGCGCAGGATGCAGCGCCTAAAGACGTTCAACCTCGCCACCAAGGCAGCGGCCGACTCAAAGTCCGGCACGCTGTATACGTTCCGTGCGAACGACGGCGAGGTGGACCGCTACCAGGACCGCGTGAGCGTCTCCGGCTGGAAGCTGGACGCTTACAACGCGAACCCCGTCGTGCTGTACCAGCATGACGAGGGCGCGGGCCTTGAGTCGGGCGCTCCCATCCTGCCTATCGGTAAGGGCCTCGCCTACGTGGACGGGGACGCGCTCATGGTCGACATCCAGTTCGACCAGGACGACGAGTTCGCGCGCAAGGTAGAGGCGAAGGTGGCGGGCGGATTCCTCAATGCGGTGTCCGTCCGCTACGTGATGCAGGACTTCAAGCAAAACGAGCTGGGCGGGTATGACTCGCTCTCGCAGGAGTTGCTTGAAATATCCGTCGTCGTGGTGCCTGGGAATCAGCGCGCCCTCCGCGTGAAAGGCCTTGAGGCCGACGCGGCCGCCGAGCGCATGGCCGAGCTGGTGACGGCGCGGGTGCTGGCTGCGCTTGCGGCAAAGGATGCGAGCAAGGCTGCGGGAGATGTTCCGTCTGATGGTCCTCCATTGGATGTGGCGCCGGTAGATGCGGAGAAGGCGACCGGCGCCGTCATCAAGTGCGATTCATGTGAGTGGCAGCAGGTCATCCCAGCATGTCCTGAGTGCGGCGGAGAGGTGACTGCGTGGGAGGCCGAGCCTTCCGAGCAACCTGCCCAGGAGACTTCGGCGGCCGAGGCGGCGGCGCCGGAAACATCGAAGCCCGCTGCAGAGCAGACCCCCAACCTAGAGGAGCTAGCGCGAGAGCTGGCCGCCCTCACGCTGTCCCACTTGAAGGAGCAGGCATGAACCCCGAGCAGATGCAGGACGTGGCGAAGATGGTCGCGGCTGAGATTGTGGAGAAGTCCCGCGGCGAGCGGCAGGCGCTGGTGACCAAGGCGGAGGAGCCGGCGAAGTTCTCGGCCTTCAAGTCGGCGGCCACCTTCGGCGCGTACCTCAAGGCCGTTGGCAACAACCGCGGCGGTGGCCGGGACGAGCTGACGAAGAACGCGGCCCGCTTCGGCGGCGCGGACATGGCCAAGGCGGTCCAGGAGTCGGTGTTCGACTCGGCCGGCGCCCTGGTGCCCATTCAGTACGCCTCCGACGTTATTGAGTTTCTGCGCCCCGTGTCGATTCTCGACAAGCTCGGCGTGCAGATGGTGCCGTTCAAGTACCAGCTGGAAATCCCCAAGCAGCTGACCGGCGCCTCGCTGACGTGGATTGGCGAGGGCGACACGACGGCCGAGACGAAGCCCACCTTCGGCAAGGTCATTCTGCGCGCCAAGAAGGGCATGGCGCTCATCAACCTGTCGAACGACCTCATCCGTAACCCCGCCGTCGGTGACTCGTTCATCGGCGAGGAGGCGCGGACGGCGATGGCGCACGGCGTGGACTCGGCGGCCATCAACGGCACGGGCCTCAACAATCAGCCGACCGGCCTGCTGGCCCAGGTGAACGCCGCGAACGTGTTCGTGCGCTCGGGCACCAGCGTTGCCAACTACATCGACGACATCGACCAGGCCGTGGAGCTCGTGCTGGCGTCTGATGTGTCCATCACCAACCCTGCCTGGCTGATGTCCCCGGACAAGGCCTCCAAGCTGATGGGCCTCCGTGACGCGGCCGGGTGGGTGTTCCGCGACGAGATGCTCGGCGCGAAGACGCTCCGCGGCATGCCCTTCGTGGTCTCCACGCGCATTCCGACCACCAAGCTGGTGTTCGGTGACTTCCGTCACTTCCTGTACGGCGTTGACGAGGACGTGAACGTCAGCCTGCACCCGGACGCTCGGGCTGCGTATGACGAGACCGTCATCCGCGCCATTGTCCGCGTGGACTTCAAGCTGCGCCACGACAAGGCCTTCGCCGTCATCTCCGACTCTTAATCTCCGTCTCCCCCACGGAGTCGCTGCCGGTGTCCGGTCGACCGGCGCCGGCAGCGTTTTTGTTGTTGGAGGTAGTGCATGCCCGCGAGCGCGATTGACCTCTGTCTGGCCTCCACCGTCGCGGGCGACCTCGGCGTGGCGGATGATGCCCAGGTGCAGCGCGCCGTTACGGCGGCGTCCCGGGCTATTGCGCGCTACTGCGGTCGGCCGTTTGAGCGCGCCACGGTGACGGAGTACCCGGCCGGCTACGGGCGGCCGCTGTTGCTGTTGGACCGCGCCCCCATCATCAGCATCGCCAGCGTGACGGAGGGCGGGACGGCGGTGGACGCTGCTGGGTTTGAGTCGCTGGGCGCAATGGCGGACGCCGGCCTGGTGCTTCGGCGCGGCGGCGTGTGGTTGGACACGGGCGCTTACATGGGCCGCATCACCTACGGCCCCGCGGAGAACGTCGGGCGCTCAGACGGCATCGTCGTCACCTACACGGCCGGCTTCGTGACGCCAGGGCAGAAGGCGCTTAACGCTGCGCTTGTGGTGACGCTGCCCGAGGACGTGCAAGAGGCGGCGGTACTGGTCGCCGCCGGCTTGCTGCGGCGCCGCGCCATTGACCCCAATGTAGCGAGTGAGGGCCTCGGAGACTGGTCAGTCTCTTACCGGGCCGCCCTGCCCTCACTGGTGCTGCCCGAGGTGGAGTCCGTGCTGGCCCCTTACCGTTCCTTGCGGGTGTCCTGATGGGGTCGCCCGCGCACCTGTTCCGGCAGACCATCACGGTGGCCGAGCTGACCGGCCGGGACGCATACGGAAAGCCGGTCATGGGGCCGGCTGTTGCGGCGCGGGCGCGCATCCAGCCACTGCAGAAGCTCATCCGGGACGCCAAGGGGCAGGAGGCGCAGGCCACTCATGTCGTCTACACCGACGCGGCCATTACGCTGAACTCCCGCGTCTGGTTTCCCGGCGAGCCCGCTGGCGACTTCAACCGCGCTCGGCGCCCGCTTTCTATCGGCTTCTATGTGGACGGCGCGGGGCTGACGCAATACCGGAAGGTCTGGTTCTAACAATGGTGCGAGACGTGGCCGCGGACCTGGCGCTGGTGCTGGAGGCTGCAGACTTGGGCCTCGCGCGCCCGCCGACCGTGCCGCGAAACTTGTTCCTTGGCGCACTGCCAGAGGATGACGACTGCACGGTGCCGGACGTGGCCGTTGCCATCCTCTCAACGGGCGGCAGCAACGCGGAGCCCTACATCGGTTCGCGCAGCGTCTACATGCGCGCCACCTGCCAGGTGCTGGTGCGCGGGCCGCGCGAGGACCATGCGACGGGCCAGTCCCTAGCGTTTGGCGTCCACTCAGCCCTCACCCTGCCCGCCCTGTCGCCGTATGTCTTCGTGAAGGTGCGCGAGTCTGCGCCCTTCCGGCTGCCGACGGACGGCTCAGACCGTCCGCTGTGGAGCCTCAACGTCGAGGCGCAGTATTCCTCGGACGCCTCCAGCGCGCCGCCTGTCGTCGGCGGCGGCATTGCCGGCGGTAGCGCGGCCTCAAGCGCCTTTGAGGCGCTGTGTCTGGCTACGGACGTCCCTGGTGCGCTGGTGACGGTGGGCGCGACGGACTCCAGCGGGACTCCGGTGGTAACGACGGCAGACCCGTCCAGCTCGGCCGGCGTGCCGGTACTGGGGCTGCTGGTGAGCAAGCCGGCGGACACGGTGGCAATGGTGCAGCGGTCCGGCATCTGCAACCTGTCTTCCCTGGGCCTGCCTCCGCTGGTGTCTGGGCGCCTTGTGTTTGTTGGGCTCAACGGGCGCCCGACGACGACGGCGCCAACGGCGGCGGCTTCGCCGTCCGGCGTTGCATTTGTCCAGGTCGTGGGCGTGGCCCTGGGGCCGGCGCTGCTCGAGCTGACGCCGTCGCCCCACTTGGTGCGCCTTGGTTAGTTTCCGTACAGAAAAAATCGGCTTTGCGGCGTACCTCGTCCACAGCGGCGTGCTGCTGTCGGCCGTACACGTCAAGACGCGCAACCGCGCGTCTTTTGAGTTCGCGCTGGCGCCAGAGGAGGCGGACGCGCTCGAGCTGGAGTTCACGCGCTCGGAGTTTTTCCGGTACTTCGAGTCGTTTCGGCACCTACGCGACCGGACACTAAGGGGACACAATGGCAAGCAAGGCTAAGACGAAGACGGCAACGAAGGCGTCTGACAAGGTCGCAGCGAAGCAGCCGGCGGTAAAGGGCAAGGGCAAGGGCAAGACGCCCGAGCCGGTGCGCGTGCTGGCGCTGACGACGGAGGAGCGGCTCCATTTGCGGCTCTATGAGTCTGAGACTGTGCGATGGGCGGCTGAGTCCCACGTAAGAAACCAGCAGCGGGACGCCTACCTTCGCAAGATTGACCCCGAGGGGAAGCTTGGTAAAATGACAACTGAGGCTCGTGCGGTTGCACAGAAATCCGCCGAGGCTCAGAAGCAGTATCAAGCCACCGTCAAGGCAGTTGAAGATCGCCTCGGAATCGTCCTCAAGGACTATTCCTTCGATGATGTGACGGGCGCACTCCACAAGCAGGCCTAAGACGACAAAGCGGCATCCGCCCGGGGTTGGCCTGGGCGGCCTCTTACCCATCGGGTGACACGCAATGGCTATTCGCAAGTTCATTTTCTTCAACGGCACTGAGGGCTACAGCCAGGAGCAGGCGGCAAACGACGAGCTTTCGCTCGGCAAGGTGACTCTCTCTGGCGTGTCCGGCGTGGCGCTCGACGTGGGCGGCGCGGACATTGCCAACCTGGGCGCCCCGGTCGGCGCGAACAGCGCGGCCCGCAAGGCCTACGTTGACAGCGGGCTGTCGACTGAGGCCGCGGCGCGGGCGCAGGCTGTGAGCGACCTGCAGACCGCCATCAGCAACGAGGCTTCCGCTCGCACTCAGGCTGATGCCGCCCTGCAGACTGAAATCGACGCCGAGGAGACCGCGCGGGCGCAGGCTGTCAGCGCGCTGACCACGGCCATCCAGAACGAGGCGCAGACGCGGGCCAATGAAGACGCCGACCTGCAGGACGCCATCGACGCGGAGGTGACGGCGCGCACCAACGCCATCAACGGCGCCCTTGCGGCCATCTCTCAGGAGGCGCAGGACCGCGCAGCTGCGGACACGGCGCTTCAGGGCGAGATTGATGCGGAGGAGATTGCTCGGGCTGCTGCTGACTCTACGCTGACCAGCAACCTCAACGCGGAGCAGACCGCCCGCATTGCGGCGGACAATCAGCTTGCCATTGATTACGCGGCGGCCGACACCAGCCTCTCGCAGACCATCACCAGCGCCTACCAGGCGGCGGACGCGCAGGTCGTGTCGCAGCTGCAGGCCTACGCGGACAGCCTGCAGGCCGGCTTCTCCGTGAAGGCCCCTGTGAAGGCCATTGCCACCAGCAACATCACTCTGAGCGGCACGCAGACGGTGGACGGCGTGGCTCTGACTGCGGGCATGCGTGTCCTCGTGGCCGGCCAGACTGCGGCCTCCGCGAACGGCATTTATGTCGTGGCGGCGGGCGCGTGGGCGCGGGCCTCTGATGCGGACAGCGACTCTGAGGTCAAGGACGGGATGAGCGTGTTCGTGGAGGAGGGCACGACCAATCACGACTCGACGTGGGTCCTCATCACCAACAACAGCATTACTCTGGGCACCACGGAGCTGACGTTTGTGCAGTTCTCCGGGCTGGGCCAGGTGACGGCCGGCGATGGGCTTGCCAAGGTCGGTAACGAGCTGTCCGTCAACGTGGGCGACGGCATCCAGATTACGGCCGACGCTGTGGCGGCGAAGGTGCAAACCGCCTACGGCCTGTCGGTGAGTGGCGACGGCGTGCGCGTGGACCTTGCCAACGGCAAGGGACTCGAGTTCTCCGGCGGCGATCTCGCCATCAAGCTGGAGTCCGACGCGGGCATGGAGTTCGATGCGACGAACGGCGGCCTTGAGTTGAAGCTCGCTTCAGCTGACCGTCTCAGCAAGTCGGCCTCTGGCCTGGATGTGGTCGGCCTGCCCCTGCAGTTCAAGATCAATGGCACTGCAACCAACACCTCCGTCAGCGCCCTCTCGCTCAATGCGATGACCGGCGACAGCGGCGGCGCTGGGGCGGGCGACGGATATCACTCGCACGGGCGCGTGACGCAGGCCTCGCTCGTGACCGGAGCGGGCGTGAGCGTCGGCAAGGCCGCATATCTCACTTCCGCGGGAGCGTTTGCCACGGCTTCGTGTTCAAACTCGTCGACTGCCCGCGTGGTGGGCATCGCTCATTACGGCGGCGTGAATCCCACTGTTACGACCAGCGGGTGGATTTCGGTCGGCATGTCCGGCCTGACCCCGGGCGAGCCGTACTACCTGGGCTCGACGGGCTCTCCAGTCGTGTACGGCGACCTCCAGAGCGGTGACCGCGTCATCCGGCTCGGTTACGCTCTGACGGCCAACCGCCTCCACGTCTGCATCCAGGACATGGGCCAGAAGGCCTAGTCGTCGGAGGCTGACGCCGTGACTTGGGGCGCCCTGGCAACGGGGCGCCCCTTGTCTTTCGCGCCACACCGAAAACGCGCCCCCATTTAGGTAGGGGAATGGCCGAGGCATTCGTCCAGATTGAGGGGCTAGAGCATCTGCGGCGGCGGCTCGTCAAGCTGTCGCCGAAAGTGCTGTCGGCATGCGGCCCCACACTGCGCGCTGAGGCCTACGACATCCTTTCAAAGTCGAGCGCGTCGGTGCCGGCTCAATCTGGAGAGCTGGCTGGCTCTGGGTTTGTGAGTAATGCCGAGCTGTCAGACGACGGCCGCAGCGTCACCGTGGCGGTTGGCTACGATGCTCCACATGCGGCGTTCGCGCATGAGGGCTTCTTCGGCTTCCGCGGCGTCGAGGACAAGTTCGGGCGGACCGGCGAGCCTCCCAAGTTTCTTGAGCGCGCAGCAGACGGGCGCGGCGGTGCGCTTGCCAAGAAGGTGGGCGCGGCAATGTCAAAGGCGCTCAAGCGCCTCGAGCAGGAGTAACAGGAGACACGTCATGGCTATTGCAGCGCATCTCGCAAAAATCTACGTCAAGGCCACCTCGGCCACGGCCACCAGCTCGGACGAGGTGAAGGGCCTCAACGACTTTTCCGCCTCGTCCTCCAAGACGATGCTGGACGTGACCGATTTTAAGGACTCGGCCGGCGTCAAGCTGAAGCTGGCAGGCCTCGAGGACGGCTCGTTCAGCCTGTCCGGCGACCTGGAGAGCGCGGACGCGCCCCAGGCGCTCATCCGCTCCAGCTTCGACACGGGCGCAACCATCTACCTGACGGTCCAGTGGGACCCCAGCGCCTCGGCGGGGAGCAAGGGCTACAACTACCCGTGCATTGTGGAGAGCTACGAGGTCAAGGGCGGCGTTGACGGGAAAGCTGAGTTCTCGGCCTCACTGCAGTTGAACGGCGCGAAGTCGGCGGTCTAGCAATGGCCATTGCCGCGCATGCAGCCTCGGTGAAGGTAGCCGGGACGGCCGTGGCCATGTCCGGCGAGGCCATGTCCCTGGTGTCCGGCAAGACTTACCGCGTCACCAGTTCGGCGCGGCGGGTGCTGGACCCATCCGCGTCTGTGACAGTGCTGGACAACGGCGTCTCCGTCGCCTCGAACAACAGGACGGTGGACCATTTGTTCGGCCTGGTGACGTTCGCGGCCGGCTATACGGTGACGGGGCCTGTCACCATCTCAGGTGCCTACCTTCCCACCATGCCCGTCGCGGAGGTGCGCGAGTTCAGCATCTCCGTTCAAGGCACGCTGGCCGACTCGACAACGCTGGACGCTGCCGGCGTGGCGCTTAAGACGCAGACGCTCAAAGACTACACGGCCAGCGTCACGGCCCTGCAGTCCGCGCTTTCGGACAACGACGGCGGCGCCGGGACTGTCACCGTGGCCGGCATCTATGACGCCGGCTTGCCGGTGCTGGTGGAGGTGGGGCTCGGCGGCTATCTGTTCCGCGGCTGGGCATTGGTGGAGTCCTATGAGGAAAAGGGCACGGGCGAGGGGCTTGTTGAGTTGTCCGTCTCTTTGAACGGCACGGCCAAGACTGCCGCCTCTGGCGAGTCCGTGTCCTTCGGATGGGGTGTCTAATGGGGAAGCTGCGCGGGGCATTGCTTTCGACCACCAAGTTCCGCAGCCAGCGCATGACGCTGGACGTTGACGGCGGCGCGCTGGAAGTGGAGTTGCGCCAGCCGTCCGTCGCAGGACGCTCGGCCATCTTGAAGGCGGCCGGCGTTTCAGGCGACGGCAAGGGCACGGTGGACCTCGGACGCCTCCAGGTTGCGGCCGTCATGGCGTGCGCCTGGGACGTCGAGACGGGCGCCAAGGCCTTTGAGCCTGCGGACGAGGCGGCCCTTCTGGAGCTGCCTGCGGGCGGGTGGTTTGACGAACTGGCGACGGCGGCTCTGGCGCTCGTCAACGTGGACCAGGAGGACGCCCGCAAAAGCAGCAGCGCAGCCTGAGACGGACCTCCTGTTCTACCTGGCGCACACGCTGGGAGGCATGACGGTCGGTGAGTTGGCGGCGCGGATGAGTGTGGACGAGCTGCATGTGTGGGCGGCATGGCTCGAGCAAAAGGCGGCGCGCGAGAAGAAGGAGATGGACAAGGCCCGTGCGCAGGCAAAGACGAAACGGAGATAGGCAATGGCTCTTAAGGTTGGCGACCTATACGTTTCGTTGACTGCAAACACGCAGAAGCTCCAGAAACAACTCGACGGCGCAGCGAAGCAAGTCGAGAGGTTCGGCCGGCAGATGAAATCGCTCGGCAAAGACGCGAGCGAGATGTCAAACGTCGTCGTCGCCGCAATGGCGGCCGTCTTTGCTGCGGCGTCATCCAAGGACGCGAAGAATCTCGAGGTAAAGAAGCAGCTCGAGGACTTGAAGACACAGTCGGTTGCGCTGGCCTCCGAGATAGCGCAGGCGGCGATGCCGGTATTGCAGCAGATGACGGACTTTGTAGGCCGTCTCATTACTGCGTTTCAACAGATGACGCCCGCACAGAAGGAGATTCTAGTCTCATTCCTTCAGGGAGCGATGGCGGTGTCCGCTCTAGGTATGGCCGCGGTAAAGCTAGAGCCTGCATTCAAGCTCGGGGCTAGCGCCATCTCCTTCGCTGGGACGGCGATGTCAGGCCTTGGGACTGCGGTCGTCTGGGTCCAGGGGGCGCTCGCCGCGCTTGGTATTGGCTTCCTGCCGCTGGTCGCAAGCATCGCGGCGTTCGTGTTTGTTGCGGGATTTGTTCGCCAAGCATGGGCGGAAAACCTTGGAGGCATTCAGGAGAAGTTCGCGGCCGTCTGGGGATGGATTTCCGAGAAGGCCCGCGAGGTTGGGAAGTTTCTGATGGAGGTGGCGTCTTGGTACGGCTCCACCTATCGCAAGATTTTCGACTTTATTGCAGATAAATATACCTGGCTTGTGAAGCAGATGATCCAAGGCGCCGCGACAATGGCTCGCGCGCTTGGGATGGATGCGCTCTTTGACGTCAACGGACTCGAGAAGGCCGCGCTTCAGTTGACCGACGTGGCGCGTGAGGGAATGCTTGACGGAGCTCTGGCGATTGGGACTGCCGCCATCGACGGCGTCAAGGTTCTTGGCTCGGGGCTAGGAACGGCTCTTGAGTTCTCCGGCCAGGGGCTGTCGAAGATTGCCGATGACGTGACGAAGAAAGTCGGCGCGGTGTTCAGCGGCTTCAGATTGCCAGCCGCGGCGAAGGTTCCCATCACGCTCTCAGCGGAGAAGGAAAAGGCGGAGAAGGTGGCAAAGGCCGCCCCAGTCAAGGTCGATTACGGGCGCCTCCGTGCGGACAAAATGGAGGATTCGTTCCGCGCGCTCGCAGGTATCGGCGGCAACCTCCGCGACTCACTCGAGATGGCGGGCGCGCTAGAGGTTCCCAGACAGCTGGAGGAGTTCAGCGGGGACGCGCTCAAATCCGTGAAGGGAATCGAAGACGTTCGAGATTTCTTGCACAAGATAGGCGGGAGCGCGGGCGAAGCGGAGAAATACCTCGCGGCGTGGGAGAAATGGAACGAGGACCAGCGCAAGGCGGCCCAGCACGTCGACCGGCTGCGGGCGGACCGCGCC